TCTCCTCCACTCGAAGGGAATGTTATTTCTTTTTGTATAAGGGTTTTGAAATCTTTCAAACTAGTTGCAACCGTTGTTATATCTTGTTGCATTTCGAAAAACGTATTCGCTGGCGTTGGAGTACTTGATGGGTCAACGTCTGCTGTTGCTGTGCACTGAAACACTTTAATATTACCATTAGCCAATGCGTATCCATCAATAACAACTGGATTCGAAGTTAAATACAGCACATTAAGTCTTGTTAATAATTGAATGAAGTTTTGTTCTTGATTTACAACCTCTTGTACCGAAACAGTTATTGGGTTATAGAAAGTGGATTGCTTATTTGTAATATAAGCCTTGTAGTTGTTTTTAACCGCTCTAATTAATTTATTAGAGAAGTTGAACTCAGGTGATTCCAAATAGTCAATGAAACTATTGTCACCCGATTGTATTTTACTAATGTAATCACCAAAATAGTCATTAATTCTTTTCTCAATATTTTGTGGTTTACCATATAAATTTTCATCAACCGATCCTGTCGCCTCAATATTACCACTCATATAATATCGATCATAACCCCATTGTTGCATCATAACCCCATTATATTGGTCAACTATGGTCTTGGACTTATTGATAATATTATTGAAGTATGTTTGACTCTCATCTAATAAACCATTCATAATATCTTTATAATTAATATCTCCTGTTTCTAAATTATCGTCTCCAATTGTTTTGTTTGTCACCACTCCTATTGTTTCATTGTTACCCTTACCGGCATATGATGAACCGTTATTAACATCACCAAGGTTATTAAGAGTTTCGTTATTTTGGAAGTTTTTAATAAAGTCAGCATCTAACGCTTGTGCGCTTTCAATATCTGTTGCGTCCGCTCTTTCATCGTACATCTCTGTATTGGCATAATAGTTAAACGTTAAAGCGTTCTGTAATTTATCAACAGGTTCTTTTAATCCAGCTCCACCTAACATGTTAAATCCTAAACTAATGTTAGCAATCATCGGTTGTACACCAATACCCTCAGGATTTATATCCAATTGCTCATAAGTAATCGACAATGAGTTAGGTGCAATTTTAGTATTAAAGAAGTCACCAACTCTTAAAATTAAGATCGGTGGTGCTCCAAAGGATGTGTTAACCGCAACATCGTATTGTGCAACAGATTGACCATTAACCGTCTTAATTGTCGGTATACTCTCACCAGGTCTCATACACTGTTGTAAGAAAGTTAGTCTACTGTTGAGTCCCTCAGGTGTCATAGAATGGAAGGCAGGATCGAAGAACTGTAACTTATCTTTTAGGTTATCAAAAACCATCGGCGTCTCTTCTTTGATCATATCAAAATAATCACATTCTGATAATAACTTTCTTAATACTCTTTTAGTTATATTGTCTCTTTGAACCTGAGTGATTGTTTCAACAGGTCCTGTAATATTGGCTGGACTTCCACCTTGTACAGGTGTCGGAACTGAACCTGGTGGTGTTTCAGGGGCAATTGTGGTATTAGTACTTGAATTTTGTTGTGGTGGTGTTTTTGTTGGTGGTGTAGGAGTAATATTTTTAATAGTAACTCTTCTACACGCCATGGCGTTTCTTGTATAGATATCTTTTTTACCAACATCTGATCCGTCAGTACAATTAATAGAATTAGTATCTAGTCCTTTAACCTGAACTCCCTTCGCATCTTCTCCTTCTGATTCCGCCTTAAATATTAATTTACCTTCTGACACGTATTTTTTTAATTCTACGTCATTATTATAATATGCGGCAACCGAAGACGTTCTTCTTTCACCTAAACTTTTGTTGTAAGCTTGCGTCTGAGGGGCGGACGCTGATCCCACTATTGTTATTGTAAATGAATATCCTTCCTTTAAAAATTTCAAAAGATTATTGTAAAACTCACCACCCTTTTTTAACTTATCGAAATTTCCAATAACACCACTAGAAAACATATTGGCAACCTGTGTTTTAGCCTGTGGATCGGGTTTTAAATTTGGTGCTGTTGCTTCTTTACCGTATTTTTCTTGGTTTGATGGTGTAGTATAAGCATCATACAACCCACCATAGTTTGCATCACTTCCCTTAGGAATATCATTTTCGAAATAATAACCGTAATTATAATACTGTGTCCAATTGAATGGTTCAGGTGTTTTGTCATTATTTGGTTGGTTAGTTGTGTTGCCTCCTACTGAAGGTATACCAACGTTAATTTGGTTATTAGCTTCAATTATTTCATCTTTGGTAACAGCAGGATTTGTTAACATTCTTTGTATTTCATACAAATCAGATCTTTCAATGGTCGCATACTTCTTCGCTAACTCATACAAATCATATTTTCTACATCCCGCAAAGAATGAATTTATTATACCATCAATCTCATTTTTTCTTGTTTGATCCTTTAATACTTTATTAACAATTAAATTTAACACAGAAGGATGGTCAACAATTATCTTCCATGTTAATGTTCCCGATCTTGATGTTGATTTATACGTATAAATCGGCTCTGGTCTTCCTAAAAATTCTGAAGTATTCCATCCTGCGCTTACTGATTCACTTACTGACAAACCATATGGAGGGAACCACATAACTCTACCACCATTTGGTCCTTTCTCACAATCCGCTAAGTCTTCAAACATTTTAGATGTTCTCCATGCCAAGTTCTCAATAGAGAACATGTATTTCTTAGCATATGCGTTGTTACCTGTACCAATTAAGTTTGTTGAATCCTGTCCTCCGTTTCTTCTATTTGGTGCAATGTTTAAATTGTATGTCTTATCCATTACAGAGTAAGAAAACTTTCTTCCCTCTGTGGTCATACCATCTGTCTTCTGAAGATCATTAAACTGTAGGTAAGGTGTATCTTTAGTAAAAACTCTACAATACTCAGCACCCACTTCATTTCCAATAGGTCCAACATATGATATAACTCTCGAACCTTTAGTCATCTCGGTATATCCGTCACTGAAAATTTTACTTACTTGATCTATTGCGTTACCAACGTGTTCAAATCTTTTTTTACCTGCCGGTTGACTATCAACCAATCTTTGTGTGTCATCAAGTATCGACCCTGTTCTAAACTTATAATTTGTAGATTGAGCATCGTTATATGTTGACGGAGAAAAGTCGGGATCTTCTCCCATTTCTTTACCACCTGGTCCTACATATCTTCCCGCATTCAGTTTATATTTTGGAGATACCCATGTGAATCCTCCTTCAATACCACCACCATCTACATACGGAACTCCGTTCGCACCCAAACCAGGACTTTGTTCAACACCTTCATAAAGTTGTGCTAACTCAGATGGTCCATATACTGGTGATTGAACCGATCTACCAAACTCGTCAGTTGGGATATCTCCTATTGGAGAGAATATCATTCCTGGATCGGAAGATTTAGATCCAACATAAAAATCACTACTATTAGCACTTGCTCCGACAATAGCTCCTCCTAACCTATCAACAAAGTTTCTATCGTAATCTGGTTTGAATTTGTTATAATCAATATTCTTGAATAAAACACTTCTCTGACCTGATCCTGTATTACTTAAAAACTTTTGAGATCCTGAATCTGACCCTAATAATCGAGCAAAAAACTTACCAACACCACTTTCTGTTACAAAATTAAAAGCGTTCTTAATTTGTTGAATTGTAGTTGGTTGTCCCAATCTAATTTCAGTATCCCAATATGAACCAGGGATTGGAGAAACAGGAAAATAAGATCCTGATAGTCTTGTTGCCAAATCGACAGCAGCAATAACAGGATTCCCAGGAACTGTAATTTGATAATTTGGTTCAATTAAAGGTATTCTATTAGTAAGAACACCAAATAAATTACTACCACTATTCGCACCAAACGCATTAATTCTTGCTTGTGTTCTTTGATAAATCTCTGTAGCGATTCTATCTTCAAATGCCTTTTTTAATTGTACCGCACCTAATTTCGCAATAAAGGAATCTGAACTTAATAATCCATTACTACCTAATGGATCTGGCTTGTATAAAATATCAACGGGTTCATAAAAGGATGCATCGAAGTTTGGATATGGTTCGAACTGAGATTCTTTAATAACCGTTTGTGTGTTATATTGAAAAGGTGTGTCGGGAGCATAAACATTGAATCTAGACGCTCTATCGTTAAAAACAGCAATACCGTATTCAAAAGGATCAGGTTGTGCGTTAACAACCGCAGAATCTGTAAGTACTGTAGGGTAGGCAACCTGATTAGGATCCACATAAGGAGCCAAAGAATATGGCTTCAAATTTCTTGTGAACAACTTTTTCCTAAACGCTTCTGTACTTCCGAAATCTAGTGGACTAGGCATTAAATGTTTTTTCTATAAATAGGTTGAGAGGTATTTTTTATTTCGACATCTTAAGGGCTATTGTTTTCCCGTTTGCTGTTTGAGCTTGGTTTGTTACAGCATTATAAAGATATTGTTGGAATTCTGCGGATTTAAATACTTTATCTAATTTCTTAGAGAACTCAGGGTCGTCAGGTGATCCTGTCACATCAACCTTGATTGTAATTGTTCCATCATGTTTTACAGTTTGGTTGATGTTTGCAGTCTTTACTGCACTAACTTGTTTTCCTATTTGAGAGACATTAGTTATTGGCTTAATTTTTTTACTTGGGTCGCCTGTTTTTAAGCTTTCTGTGATTTTTTTACCAAGTTCAGTATTAGCTAAACTACCTTCTTTTATTTTCTCTTGGAGATTTTCCATTAATGTTTTTGGTAGTGTATTCATATACTCACCGGCCTGAATTCCTTTGTCCTTCAGACCCGCAACAATTTCTTTTCCAACGTCCTCAAAACTTTTTTTACCTTCTAAAACATCAACGAGATTTTTACCAAATTTTTCGGCAATTTCATTAGTCGCACCTGTCACTTGATCCTTTTGAGGTAATAAATCTCTCAAAGAGCTCGACACGGTTTCCGTTAAACCTCGTGTCAATTCAGGAAGATCCCTGATACCTTTTGTATCTGCAATTCCTCCAACTAAATTATTCTTAATGGCTGTAAGGTTACCCGCAGCAATTTCACCAGCACTCAATTGAGCTCTGGCAATATCTTCCATAGATTTGGGTGCACTCTTTGACGCTTCTATTGTCGCCTTTAATTGATCCTCACTAAGTTCACTTAATTTTTTATCAATATTTTTTCCTTCTTCATCTTTACCAACTGTTATAACATAATCACCACCTTTCATCTCAGCAAGATTAGCGACATACATTTTATCTTCTTCGCTTAGATTACCGGCAAATGAAAGTTGTTTCATAATCTCACCAGAATTAGCCGCTGCTAATCCCATCTTCGTCAGATTATCATAAGACACATTTGTTGCTTTAGCAATTTCTCTCAATTGTCTTATTCCACCTGGATCAATTTTAAAAGATTTAGATTTTTCATCAAAAACAGTAAATCTAGATGCAACATCTGCAATTGATTTTTGTAAACCTGCTGGATCATTAATCGACGCATCCAATAATGCGAATGGATCAGATAGTGTACCCATAGTTACTCCAAGTCTCTGCATCGCAGACGCAACTTCAATAGCACCTTCAGGATCAAACACCTTTTCAGCAAGATTTGATGTTGCATCCATATTAACCCTTAACATAGCTGATTGAGCAGCCATCTTAGTAAGACCCGCAACACCCCCTTGGAAATTATATTCATTCATCATTTTTGAGTTTCTGACAACATCATTAAAGATTTCTTGAGTATTCATTCCAATACTTCTAACATAATCGACCGATCCCTTTAAATTTTCCTGTATATTTCCAAACTGAATACCGACATCGAGTAGCGGTCCAACAAATCGTTCTGGTTCTTGTCCTATTACCAATGAGGTTTCTAATAATTCTTTTAAGGAGTCAGATGAAGCAATAACATTTTTTTTTGTCTCTATCGAAAGTTGGCTAATAATAGAAGCTGCTTCGTTAGCTGTTTTACCAAAAGTGTTGAAAAATGGTTCGACATCTCTAAGTGTCCCTTCGATCTGTCCAATTCTTTCACGAGTTTCTCCAAACTGTTTGTTCAATTGGGAAGCAAGAGCATTGATTTGCTCAAGGTTCAATCGTATCTCGGTTCCAATTTGTGTGAACCCTTTCAGAGCATCTTCTGTATTTCCTACTTTGTCTCTTTCATCGAAATTTTGCATCTATAGGTTTTAATATAAATAGATAAGGGACCAATTTTAGGTCCCTTTGTTATTTTCTTCTATCCACTTTTCAAGTAAAAACTTTCTCACAAAGACGGGCATTATAAGAAAATCTTGATATGATATATGTAATAAAGAACTTAAATAATAAAACTCTTCAGTTTGTATTTTTCTATAATCAGAAGAAAGGACGAAAAAAGTCCACCCCAAAACCAACGTTAACCGTTAGTCTATCTCCTGATGGGGTAATTACAACTCTTTCCATATCTAATTTTGGCTCGTTGTCATCCAAAAACTTTCTTATGTGTTTAGAATCCGCAATCATCATTGTATTGATAATTTGACCAATTTCACCTTTGTCTCTACTTCCATTGTATTCCGCAATTTGTCTCTCGAGTCTCCAAGTTGCTCTTGGTGCTGGTCGTCCTGCGGGGTATTTTGATGCCATTATTCTAAGTTCAACTAAGTCACCAAAACTCAATGGTTTTAATTTGACTGATGCACCAGACACAGGTAATACTGTCTCGAATAAACCTTCTTCGTTCGGTTTTGATCCCTTCCTTATATTCAACTCATCTAACAACACGGTTGCTTGGAATGGTTGACTAGTTTTAGGATCTGTAACATTGACTACCATTTCGGGTCCAAATGCCGTGTTCCTTAAAAAGATTAGAATTGCCTCGATGTCTCCTTCCAAAAGTTCTTCAGGCTTAAGGTCTGGTTCGAATAACTTAGCTCGAACTAATGCCATAGTTAAATCATCCGATCCACCCATTAAGATGTTTTCATCGTTGGCGGTAAGATATCCTACTTTAACAGTAGATTTTTTGCTTTTATAAAACACACCTCCCGATGGTAAAGGTACCACGTCGTGGGGTAATGATATGTTTTGTTGTGCATATTGTGATGTTTGATTATCCATAAAAAAAACCGTGAGGTTTTGTCCTCACGGTTAAATATAAACTGACTTTACTTTTTATAAAGAATTAATAAATAAGAACACATCTGTCCATTCTCAAAGTAGTTGTAATATTCGCTAAAGCATCTTGAGAATACGATAAAGCGTTGAAGTTAACGTCTGTTAAGAAAGTTCCGTAAAGAATCCATTTCTCAACAACCACTCCTGTTGGATCCAACATTTCAAGGTCGATATCCTTTTTGTAACCCGCTGCGTATCCCATACGACCTGTAACAGATTCTGCATGTAGACGAACCCACTCCATAAGAGCTTGAGCCGCTGATGGTCCAATTGGATCACGGAATGTAACGTTTATCGGTTGCCAGTTAAATCTACCAGCAACGTAAGTAGAGGTATTCAAAAATTGAATCTCTGTAGCTCCGATTGTTATGTGAGGTCTTGCTGCAGACTCCACAAACCACTCATTAATACCCAATGTCGAAGGAAATCTCAAAATGAATCGATTCTGACGTTTCGGTTCGTAAGGTATAGGCATTTTCATCAGTAAGTCAGCCATAGTATATTATTTTTTTCTTTTTGTGTTTATAAGTATAAATATATCTCGAATAATTTTTTTCTCTTTACTTTATCGTCAAAAAAAAGTATTCATTATTTCATTCTAGATTTATTTCCAGTACCAGTATAATAAGTTTTAACTATATTATCTGGATCTTTATCAAACCTTTTCTTCATTACTTCTACATTTCTTATATCATCATCTGAAAATCCAATTGTAGGAGTAAATTTATTAGCAATATCCTTTTTTAAGAATGCTCTTTTATTAAATAATGCCGCTAGTCCTTTTATGTAGTCAACAAATCCTTCCATCGCAGTAACTTTCGCCTCCTCAGGATTAGTTGCACCCCCCTCGTCTCCAAAAGAAACAGGATGATACTTGTTGAGTTCCAAATATGTTTTTATTAATTCATTGTCCGTCATTTCTTCTTCACCCACAAATGAACGGTATTTTCTAAGATTCTTAAGTAATTGTTCCTTACTAATCCCATTAAAATCATTTAATATGTAATTGTAAACCGCTTGTTTTAAAGTGTTAGGGTTGTGACCTCTTGCTGTGATGATTGAAAATATTGAACCATTATTGATTGCTTCTTTAAAATCATTAAAAGCAGGACCAACTTTAGCTTTCATTGCGTCAATTATAAATTGTTTGTCACCCTCAGTTCTGAAGTTTCTAAAAGGATTTTCTGCAAACCCCACAATAGTGTGTCCGTCATAATCAAAATCACCCTTTCCAACCTTTGTTCTATACTCCGCAAAATCAGCAGTCGACATACCAACCTCCTCACCGTTATCGTCCTTTAAAACAATTTCAGTCGGCATATGAACAATATTATCATCCCAATCGAATGCGTAATATTTCATATCTGGAGAACCCTTGGAATCAAACCCTTCTTTAAATTCTTTCTTCATATTGGCTAAAGGGGGGAACTAGTCCCCCCAATTAATTTTAGATATTTTCAAACGTAGCCCCCGCTGGTGTGATTAAGAATTCAATATCGATGAATTCAAGAGCTTTCGTTGGTTTAAGATAAATCTTTCCTGTTAGTGTATTTCTATCAAGATCTTCAGGTGAAGATGAAACTGTCACACGGAAGTCGTAGATACCTCTGTCTCTTCTAATAGAGTCAAGGATTGGGTTAACACTATCTAAGAATTGTTGTCTTACAATCTCGTCGTTTTGTTCGAACAATAATCTTACAGCTACTGCTGAAATCAATTTACGAGCTTGAAGTAAAAGTCTTCTTACGTTCAATCTGTCTAATGCTGAATCAGCTTGTTGTAATGTTTTGTTACCCCATATTACTGTTCCGACATCAGAGAAAGTTGCGATAGGATTAATTCTACCTTTGTATAAAGTATCTCTGTTTTCTTGAGTTAGTTTAATTCTTGCTTTGATTGAATTTACAAGACCTCTTGTGTAACCCGCTGACGCGAACCAAGGGAATGCAATGTTATCAGTCAATGCTAAGTTTCTACAAACCTCACCTGTTGGTGGGATGTAAAGTTGTGTATTGTTAACAGTATCTCTTACAAGAATCCAAGGATAGTAAGTCGCTGTGTAGTTTGAATCGATACCTGTTTGTTCTAAATTATCAACCGCTTCTGTTGGGAAAATTAATCCTAAGTTATCAGTTGTTGTTGGTAGGAACATATCGTAGTCAGGTGTTGTACAGATATAAACTGAGTCAGCTCTATCATCTTGAATCATATTGATTGCACCTTCAACTAAATTACTATTATTAACATAGTCAATACTTGATGTAGCGAACACATTAATATTAGTTGCTTCAGGATTTGCAAATGTTGCAATACCCAATTGATAAGCGTAATAGTCGGTGTTTGCCCAATCTGAGTCATCTCCACCAATTGATATATTTTTGAACGCTCCCCATCCTGTTGCCGTTGGGTATCTTGATGTTGGACATGCACCTTTTAAATAACCTGTCGAACCTAAGATAAAGTCGTCACCGTTTGTTCTTGACTCTCTATAGATATCCCATCCGTCAAATCCTTTTGCGAAACACACAGTGAATTTTCTAGCGAATAATCTATAATATGGATTTTCAGGACTTGTTGGTTCTGAATTGAAACTTGCGTCTCCAACATAGAAAGATGATTCACCACTTGTTGTAAATGCGTTTCCGATTGTAACAACCGTTGCACCTGAGTCCATGTGGAATCCTTTAGTCTTAGTATTCCAAGGTGTACCATCTATTACATTACAATGACTTAGATTGTTTTGGTAACCTTTGAACATTAAGAATGATTCATCAATACCAAGAGAACTTGAAAACCCTAAGAAAGTTCTTCTCACATTGTCACCAGGACTTGTTACCACATTTGATCCACCGTTTGTTGTACCGAAAGGAGGGTTATAGATAACTTGACCAGGGAAATTATATTCTGTTTTATAAACAGGAACTGGAGATAAAATATCACCAGAGTAATCTCTCATAATATAACCTTCGAATCCACAAGGTAATGCATCAACAGGGAATTCATCAGATAATTCAATCATAATGAATGCCGAATTTAATGGATATTCACCGTTAGAAGAACCTATCTTTTTAGCAACAAATGAGTTACTATCAGGATTCATTGTACAGTTTGTGAATTTTTCAAGAACTACAGGGTTAGCATCGGTATCAAAGAAATCTCTAACCATGATATCGAATGTACTATTGTTAAATGACATATTCATTATAGAAATCTTAACTTCTACGTTCGCAGAATCACCGTCAGAAATCGAAATGAATTTAAATAAATTATAAACTTTATTACCTCTAAGTTCTGAAACCACGAATGGAGTTTCAGGACTTTGATATTGGAATACATTATTTGCAATTGAAGACGTGTCTCCACCTCTTGCTTCAGGTAATGCAATCAACTCCGCATTTATACCACGAATATATCCTTTATTGTAAGCATAATTTAACATGTTTTGATAAACCTCTTCAACAAATAATGGAACTTCAAATCTTAATTTAGCAAAGTTAGTTACACTGAATACCTTTGTGATATACTCAGAATCTGAGTTTTGAAGTGAAGTCTCAAATGAGAAGTTTTCACCTTCAATTGTTGTACCTGTAATTGCAAAAGTTGAGAATGGATTTCTTGTTATTGCAGAATAAGAACCAACGGTGCTAATTCCAACGTCAGTTAATCCTGTAACTTGATATGTTGGTCCTGCACTTGTTGAATTGTATAAACTAATACCTCTTGATCTTAAAGTTGCAACAACAACATCATTATATTCTGAGAACGCAGTACCAGAGAATGTGAACATTTGACCTGATAATGATCCGTTAAAATTACCACTTCCTAAACTATTAAGTACCGATATTGATGTGTAGAATGAATAACCTGAATAACCGTTATTAGCTTGGTTAACAAATGTTGCGTAATACCAAACATCGTTATCGTCTGACGTTAAATCAGCAGAATTGAGATCCATGTTATTACAACTAAATACGTTTGTTAAACCAGTGATACCATCAGCAATTAACTCGTTGTATACTGTACCAGATAAAGAACCAAACACATATGCACTTGTTCCAGATAATGTTGTATCTCTGAAAATATCAACTAATTGAGTTGAGATGTCTTCTTGTAAAGTGGATAAATTTCCATTCTCAAGTTGATATTGTAAACCAAAATCATCCCAAATAACATCAGGAGTTGTATCTTGTGTTATGTTAACAGTTCCTCCCGTTGATCCCGAGAAGTCCATTTCAAATGCTGTTCCTGTTGTAACATTAACACCAACAGTAGTTGGGTCCACGTTAGCAATAGTGGTGATAGACCAAGAAGGTCCCGCATCATAACCTGATAATCCTAGTATTCTAGTCACGAACAATTGGTTAGATTGTTGTAAGTAAGACTTTGCGATGTACGCCGCCTCATATTTAGGAATTTGTGTATTCACAAACTTTTCAGGGGATGTACCACCAAAAAGAGTTGTGAACTCGTCGAAACTCGTTACGAAAATTGGTTCGAAGGCTGGGCCTTTTAGGGTTTCCCCTACTAACCCTAATGTAGTTACACCAACACTTTGCGCGACGAATGATAGGTCGGTCTCTGTTGTGTATACACCGGGTGAAACGAATACTTTACTTGCTGTTGCCATTATTTAAAAATTCTGTTCAGATTTATTTATACATAAATATTAAATTAAACACAAAAAACTTTACTCTTTATATTGTATTTATAAATTAGGCGCTTTTATTCTGCCTTTTTTCTGCCCATGAAAACAACGTCAAAAACGACAAAAGAGATAAAGAACATCAAAATCTCAATTGAGTCTCACAACGCACTCAAAAAGTATTGTGATAAAAGGGGTTTAAAAATTTACAAGTTTCTTGAAAATTTAATTATGGAAAAGTGTAAAGAAAAAACTGATCTATACGGAGAAGATTAAATTAATCTCGCAATATAGACAATTTGAGAATCAGACGAAGGGTCTGTTGGTGTTATATTCAGTGTAAGATTATTACCTGATGTTAATTGAATCTCGGTAAGATCCGAACCATAAAAATCATCATTAATATAAACATCCCAAGAACTTATATTTTCCATACCCTCAAAAGATAAGTCTGCTGTATATTTGTAATTTTCTGTGTAAGCCGTAGTCCCCGCAGAAAAATTAAATGTTAAAGGAAATAAACTTGGATTTTTAGGGTAAGATTTTTTTCTACCTCCTCTTGATGTTTTAGCTTCCAATAATTGAACGGTTCTTGAAATTGCTGGTTTAACTTCAAACTCCTCTTCGTCAATCAAATAACCCATCATTAAAAATTCATAACTTTGTATGTAGTATTTTCTTTTGTCTAAGTCTACAACAGATTCGTCAGAAATATTTTGTAATATTATTGGAACGTATTGTCCTTTGATAAAAGTATATGCCTGTCTTGATGAAAACTTTTGAAGAACATTTTTGTT